TTACCACCTGAAATCCAAGTAGTAGTTGTTGAGCCATCATTACCAGCTATTTTTAATTGTCTATTAGCTGTTGCTGTATCAACATCAACACTACCAATTACAACATTACCAGCACCAGATGATATATTATCTCCAGCTTGAAAACCTATTACTGTGTTATAAGCCGCTGAACCACCACTCATAATTAAACCAGCTTGTGAACCTATAGCAGTATTATTTGAGCCGCTAGAAGTATCTCTTAAAGTGTTTAAACCTACTGCGGTGTTATTACTTGAATTTGTGCTTGTAACTAATGCTGTACTTCCAAGAGAAGTATTACTAGAACCAGTTGTCATTGAAGTTTGAGAATTATATCCAACTGCTGTGTTATTTGTTCCAGATGTAAGAGCATCTAAAGCAACACTACCAACTCCTGTATTTCTGATAGCACTTGATAAAGTTCCTGTTGTTGAATTACCAAGTAATAAAGAATTTGTAAAATCTGTTCCACCCTCTTTAAAAGTTACTCCACCAACTACTGAATCTAAAAAATTAACTGTGTTTGCTGAATAATCTACTGTTGCAAAACTTATATCATCTGAGCCATCAAAAAATTTAATTGTTGGAGAAGAAGCTGACGTAGTATCTAGCCACATAGTACCAGCCGCCGCACCACTTGGTCTTGAAGTACCAGAGTGCATTGTATTAATTGCTGAAAGTGCATTATTTAAATCGCTACGAAAACTCGGAAACGATTGGTTTGCGATATTCATGTCATGCTGTGCCATATCTTCTTATACTCCTTTTAAAATCCTTTTGCAATAAAATCGAATGTTCGTGATACTGCTGTATTTGAACTATTTTTAAACGTTACGTCAAATCCATTAATTGTTTTATTTTCTACTATGAAGAAGTCTCCAGTTGCCATATCTTCTCCTGTAATTCCAACTGCATAATTAACAGACTTATATGGATTTGTAAATGTGATTGATTTAGTTCCAGCACCACTAACTATATCATTTCCACTAAATATTCTATCTGGCATATCTAATGTAACTGTAACTGCTGAAACAACAGGTGTTGAAGCTTGATCTGATGAAGTTAATACTACTCTAAATTTAAAAAATCTAGCAGTATAATTTCCTATTACAAATGCACTAAATGAAGTGTATGTAACATTATCATCACTTGTTGCTATTTCTAAATGAGCATCACAGTTAGCTGGTGCATCTCCATCAAAATTTGATTTTCCATCATCAAAATTGCCCGATCTATTATCAAACAAATCGTCAGGATTATTTGCTGTTTGTGTTAATGATGCAGTTATTCTTATTGTGTGTTTAGCACCAGCGTCTATTACATTTTCAAATTCATAATTACCACTAGAATTAAAGTCTGCATTAGCAACACCAGAATCAAAAAATCTTGAAGTTTCATCATCAAAGTTTCCACTAGCCGCATCAAACAATTCTGATGAATCTAACTCTAAAGCATCATCTACTACTACTACATTTGTTAAAGTTCCAGCAAAATTAGGATGTTCAGATTGGGTTGTTATTGTATTAAAATTAGTCGTGCTTACTACATTTGAAATAATAGCAGTTGCATTTGAACTAAAGTTACCAAGTTTATCAACAGCTTTGATAAGATAAGTTCCAACTCTAGCTGGTACTGTAATTGAAGTTGCTGGTCTTGATACTTTTGTTACTAAATTAACTGAGTTTAACCAATCTGCTGTTCCATCTGTTAAATTAGAAAATCTTATTTGATAATATGCTAAATCAAGATCACTTACTGCAGTCCAACTTAAATGTGCATCTTGGCCTGTAATATTACAAGAAAAATCTTCGACATCTGATGGTGGTGCTATTGCACCCACAATAGTTCTTTGAGCAGATACATAGCTTGAAGAAACTCCTAAACTGTTGACAGCTTTAACTCTTACATCATAAGTTTGTTGGTCAATTACATTTAAAACTCTATGATTTAATCCAGAACCTTGTGCATAAATAATAAAATTACTGTCTGTACTTAATTTGTATTCTACTTGATAAAAATCAACAAAATTGTCTGGTGAAGCACCTATTGTAACATCTAAAGCTACAATTACAGTTCCGTCATTATATTCAACTAAAGTATCCGATAAAGTAACACTTGCTGGTGGTTGAATATTATTTGGATTTGGTAAATTTGTAGATGGAGTTGAACTTACCTGAGTTTTGGTTGCCCATGTATAATGCGAGTCTTGATGCTCAATTAAATTTAATCCAATAGTGAAATCTTCATTAAAAGATAATGCAACAACTCTAAAATTTTTAGAAGAAAAACCAAGAGAACTATGTGTAATTGCTACTATGTCACCGATTGCTAAATCATAAGCATCAAAACTAACATTTATTCCTAATGTTAATGCTTCTCTTGATCTTCTTAAAATAATTTCTGCCATCTCCTCTGCTTGATAAGGTGATGTAATAGTTTTAAAATCAAATCTTCCCTCTAGTAATATTCCGCCATCAGCAGTTTTCATTGTTGCGTGTTGATCTGCACTTGCCAATCCACTATCATCTATTGGTGGAAACTGTACTTCATCAACTTGGAAATTTCGATCTGGATTTATAAAACTTACTATAACTCTATTATATCTTTCGTTTTTATCTCTACTTGTTAAAGTATATCCACCTATAATATCATCTTCATTTAAAGTTATTGATGCTGTTCCTGTTGTCTCGATTACTAATTTATATTTTCCAGAAGTGTAAGGTAAATATCCTCTACAACCTTTTATTAGTTCTCTAACATTTTCTATAAGTTTTCTTGATGTATCAAGTACAGCGTTTGTATCAAAAATATTAATATCACTTGCACTTGAATATGGTGTGACTTGTGTTGCACAAACAACTGACGCATCATAAAAACTTTGCAAATCAATATCAGATGTTGATAATCCTTTTCCGTATCTTGCATTTGTTAAATAATCTAATAAACACCAAGCTGGATTAGTTGAGTAAGCCGCAGTTTGTGCAACTAGACTAGCATTATAACTTACAACTTTTTTTCCTTTTATTTTAGCTTGTACTTTTGGAACACTACCAAATACATCCTGATTCCATTTAAATCTTAAAGCTAAATAACATAAACCACTTAATTTATGATTACTTCCCCAACTAGATAATGTTGAAAGTAGTGATGATGCAGATTGGCCATCAGTTCCAAAGTGAGGCTCTATTCTAATTAAACTTGCGCTATCTTTATAAAAATTACTATCTCCGCTTCCTACTTCTACTTCTGTTCCATCAGATAAACTAGATGCCCATGTTACAACTTTATCATCTACTCTGACTTCTTCAATAGAATTTATTTCTCCCTCTGCCATTACTATTGCCATATAAAGATAAGTATTGTCTGTGCCAGATGTTTCTAAAAATATTCTTGTTCCACCAACTAATCTTTCACCAAAAATAACAGGAATTGATGCGTCATTAGATTGTTTATTTAATAAAATACCTTTTTCAAAATCATCAAATTCACCTGTTCCAAAGTCAGGAATATCTGGACTTGGAATAAGCCATGATATAGCTCTAGTAAATAATTTAATTACAGGTTTAAAAGGTTTTGTAACTGCTTTTATTACATCACTTAACAATCCCATTATTTTCTACCCCATTTAATATCTAAAACTGTTTGTGAACTAAAATCCATACCAACATCTGTTGAAAAAAATCTTTGTTGAGATGTATTATTAGTTTTTCTTCCATTTTTTTTTTCAAAATCTGCCCAATGAGAAACTATACTTAAATTTACTGTGCTATCTTTATCACTTTCATTAATAGTAAATCCATCTATTTTACCTTTATAAATTAAAAAAGGGTCTGCAATTAAAGCATTTGAATCATTTAAAAAACCTCTATATATATCAACACTATCATTAATTACATTTTCATTTAATACTATCGATATAAAAGTTTGATCTGCACCTGATAAAGATAAAGTTAAACTAGATTTACCTATATCAGTTTGTTCGTTTATTTCTGAAATACCTAGTATAAAATCACTTGCAGAA